GTCAGGGCTCATTGTTGAGCTCCAACTGTCCATGTTGCCCGTAACGGGCAACATACCCAGGGAGGCAGGAAGCCTCTCTGGTTTATCGATACTACCGAGCCATGGCCCGATCACGTTCCAGAAATACAATTACGACGTCTAACCCGACCTTTGTGCAACAAGCGACCGTAGAAGGAAGCTTTAACACTTGGCGGCGGTTTAACCGCCCGGGTTCAATTGACGTGCGTTATCCTGGAGTATTCTCGAAGGACTACCCTACTACGTCCGACGTTGGAAATCATAACTCATCAACGATCATGTCTGGAAAGACTGGTCGAATTGAGTCGATGACCGACGTTGTTGGCAATAGAATGGGGTTCAACACCGTCTCCCACACTGTGGAAGATTGGTGGTGTCCTTTGGTCGAGACAACCTATAAATGCTACCTTAATTCTCCTTTCGAGACTGAAGGTGAGGTTGTCACGGTGATCAGTGCAGGTGCCGCTTATGCTGCTGGCCTCAACTTATCGGCTGCCCCTTGGTTGGGGTCCGACGAGGAAATGAGGCTGGAAGCTCTGTCCCAGATGCATCCGAAAAAGGTTAAAACCCAATTCGATGCCTCTCTGGAACTCGGAGAGTTGATCGAAGGGATGACGGCTTTGCGAGCCTTCTTCTCCCAGATCGATAACCTCCTCTCTGACCTAACCCGGCTTAACCGCTGGAATTCTCCCGAAATTAGGAGGATATTTGGTCAGAAGACATTGCGGCAGTTCACCTGGAAGGACTTTGCTGATTTGGCAATCAGCGCAGACCTTAGCTATCAGCTAGCCATCAGGCCGTTTTTGGACCTTCTCAAGAGATTGAAGAAGGCCGATACGGACTTTTGGTCACAGCTGCAGCGTGTTGTCTCCTCAGAGACAACACTCCATGGCAAGAGCATTAGAGAGGTCGAAACCAGTTCGTCGTTCACGACGTCGTACCACAAGGGCGGAAACGTTCGTAAGTACACCAAGCTGGTAACTACCTCTGCCCGAATACGCTATCATTCGCCCAAAATAACGGGTATGTTTGACGCGTATTGGCGGTCCTATTATGGACTCACACCAACCGGAATCCTTCCAACAGCGTATGAGCTTATGCCCTTCACGTTTGTATTGGATTGGTTCTGGAATTTCGGGAAGTTCCTTCGCGACTCGCTTAACAAGCCGGTTGACGACATTTCCTATAGTGTGCTGTGGACGGGATGGTCTCGAAAGATCACCTCAGAGTCTACAGGCACCTTAGATTTGTTGGAAGGAACCTACGGTACTAGTATCAAGAACAAGTCAGATCCGAATTCCCTTATCACGGGAACGGTAAAGACGAGTTCTTACCTTCGGGAAGCAATGGTGCTTGACCTCGAAGCGGGGGTAGTCCCCACGCCGAAAATCGCACTACCAAGTCTAGGTCAGCTCCGCACCTTAGCGGAGCTGGTTTATATGTTGGGAACTGATCGTCGCCGATTCATCGAGATCGCACAACGCGTTCCGGTCGGAGGATGATCGTGGTTGAAAACACCACAAACCGTTAGAAAACAATAACAGAATAGTATGGAAACTACCCTGACAGTTAACAACGGCATCTCCGATGTCGTATTTACCCACAAGCGTACGGATGACAACAGTGTCGTCTGGACCGCACCATCCCCTCAAGGGGACTTTGATGGGCTCCTTCGTCTCGACCGCAAGGCCGTAAAAACGAAGGGTGGAATCCTGACTCGAACCTACGCATTCACCGTGCCCGTTTATAACGCGGACATGGGAAAATACACGGGGTTCATTCAGGGGCGCGTCTCTCTGAGCGCGCCGTCAACCGTTCCTTCGACCGAGGTGGCCAAAGTGGCTGCCATGATCGTCGGTGTCCAAGATGTTTCGGATAATCCGGACTTCACGGGCGAGTTTGTAGCTGGCAGTGATGCTCTCTAACCATGAGAGTATTGTTGTCACTACTGCTACTATCCGGCTGCATCTCCTTGTGCGAGGGCGGAACATCATCTGAAAAGATGGTGCTCCCTCCAAGGGCACTCGAGGTGGAGCCGGAACTCCCTGCGTGGGACCTTCCTCAGATCGAGGAAGTGGCCTATGTTACCAGTGATAAGCTGGCCGCCGTCGAACAAGAAGTGGCAACATCGGGTAAAACCGCTGTTGCTGCTTTCGTTTCGGCATTGGTTAGTTTGTTATTGGTGCTAGGAAGGCGTATTATTCGCCAACGCATCGGTTGAAGTAAGGTCTCCAACGAGGCCACCACAAATTAGCCCACGTAAAAAGGTGGGCGCGGTAGATAAACTGCCGTAGTTACTATATAGCAAGATGAAAACTGAATTACATCGAGCAGCCGCTATCTGGCGGCTTCTAGCTAACGACACGAAACTGTCATGTTACGTCACAGCTCGGGATACCGAGATGTTTAAAAGACGGTGCATGGCTGAAGGCATGGAATTCCTGACCGTAACGCTCCCAACACTGGGTAAAGCTCTCGATCGCGCCCTGGAAACAGGCGTCTTCGAGATCCCAGATGGATGGCGTCCAGCGAAGGACTGTGCCTACCCAAGCTTCCTCTCGTCCGCTTGGTCACTACTGTTCGAAAAGAACGGAGTGGCCCTTTGGGCGGAAGGGACCCCCGGCGTGATGCCGATGGTCGTGGAAAGCTTGGGTGCTGCAGTAGCTTGTATCAGGCAACTAACGTTCCTGTTTTACAAGTATGAATGCCCCTGGAACAAAGAG